ATTTTATGTTTAGAAAAAGCAAAGAGGAATTACGTCGCATTCAAGAGTTGCGTAGATCTAACGCTGCCTCTTTTGTAAAAGATAAAAAGAAATATACTAGACAAAGTAATAAAAAAGTGTTAGACTTAGAAATGAAAGAAAGGCCCAAATGAAACTAAAACGCTCTAATGATAGGAAGGTGGCTAATGCCGTATCACCCAATGGAAAAACCCCAACAATCGCTAACACTTTTGGACTGCCTGCTGGAAAGGCTTTCTCGTGCCCTGGTGCCACTAGCGTTTGTGAAAGCGTTTGCTATGCAGGAAGACTTGAAAAAGTCTACAAAGGAGTAAAGGCTACTCTTCTCCATAACTGGGAATTACTACGCAATGCAGACCATGATACTATGGAAAACTTGCTGCAAGATATGATAAATGATTTCAAGGCTGACTGTGATAAGCGCAATGCTAAAAAGTTATTCCGTATTCACTGGGACGGCGATTTCTTCAATGATACTTATACTTTCGCATGGAAGCATGTAATCCTTAATAATCCTGATATACAATTTTGGGTTTATACTCGTGTAAAGTCTGCTGCACTTATTCTTAAGGGAATAGATAATCTTAGTTTATATTTCTCTGCAGATAGCGAGAATATCAAAACCGCTACTGACTTAAAACTAAACAATGGTGTACGCATGGCATACCTTGCACAAAATTTCAAGGTAGGTCAAGAAACTCTTAAAGAATTAATTTCTAAACCTGGTGCTAAGTGTCCTGAAAATGCAAAGCGCATTCCACTTATTTCTAAAGAGGGCAGTGCTTGCGTCACTTGCTCCTTGTGTGTTTATAATAAGTCTGATATAGTATTCTCTGCTAGTAAAAAATAGGAGTCACGTGAAAGTAGAATATTTATTTCTTCTCTGGTTAGTATTCTACTTTTTAGTAAATCAATAGATCCCCCGCAAAAATCTGCCGACCCCACAACCTTGTCATTTGTCAAGTTACGACACATGTGATTATGCTCACAAATATTTTTCCCCAAAATGGCACTTGGGCTTGTATTTCTTGTATTTTTTTGCTAAACTTATACTAAGACCCAAACAGAAAGGAAAAGAAATGACACTAGGCGGATACACCTACCAACTAGGCGACTTATTCACCACTTCTAAGACAGGAATTACAGGCAGAATTGCTAGTTTTTCTCCCGTCAGCAATAGGGTGACTCGTGTAAATCTTATCCTAGCAAATGGCTCACGCCGTTTCGCTATGGTAAAGACTTCTAAGTAATCTCAAAATGTGAGAAATGTCAGAAATAACTTGACGACAAATCTCAGAAATGCTAAAATAAATACAACAAGCAACACCTAGCGAAAGGAAATACAATGTCAGTAGCAACTGCGACTTACAAGGTAGGAGATACCTACACTTCACAAAAGTCAAAGATAACAGGCGTTATCACAGAAATCAAGCCAAACAAAGACGGAACAAGCGTTCGTGTCAAACTTGATGTCAATGGTTCGCCACGCTGGACAACTTGGACAGCAAAGTAATTCCTAATACAGGAAAAGTCCTGAGCAAGACTACTAAAACTGCTCACTTGATTTTCTGGCAGTAAGATGCTAGAATTGTAAAAACCCAAACAACGAAAGAAAAGGAAAAACAAATGGCTAGAAATGGCAAAAGCATAAATGTCAAGATTGCTACCGCAAAAGTAATCAAGGCATTAGAAACTAAGTTAGCCCAACTCAAGAAAGATAAGGCTAATCAGAAAGTAAATGAGGAACGCCACACAAAGGCACTAGAGAAGTATAACAAGGAAATTGCTACACTTGCTCTAAAGGTTATTAGCAAAGCAACAAACTTACAGGCTCATGTTAGATACAATGGCGTGGTAAATGTTGATTTTGATTTGCCTAAAGGTGCTATTGACCTACCTGCTGAACCCGAAAAGGACTTTGAGAGCCTAAACGATTGGCAGTATAAGGAAATGCTAGAGGAAATTGAGAACGCTATCCGTATCCTAAAGATGACAGATGAGGAAACAGTTTCCACTTCTACTTACAACTCTATCGCAAGATACTTGTAAAATACTTTCCTGAGCATGAAATAAAACTGCTCAACAATAAAACTAAATAAAATTGTGGCGGGTTTCGGGTGTGTAATCGGAATTCCCCCCGCTACAACCAAAACTAAATAGAATTGGGTGCCAGTCTGCGTTCACGGCAACCTGCGACACAAAACTAGATTGTGTTGATCTTGTTGCGAAAGTCCCTTGACACTCCCTAACACCTGAGTATGGAGGAAATCCTTTAGTGTCTAAACTGCTCCACCTCAAAAGCGCCCGACCCATGTGATGTAAAACACAGTCCATTATGTGAGATTATTTACGACCCCAGTTTGTATTTGTCAGTAAGAAGTGTTATTATTAGATATAAGAAAAGAAAGGAAATCAAAATGTTAGCAACCGCTATCGCTTTACAGGATGTTACTAAAGAGGCAGTCCATGATGAATCATGTATGGAACTGGCTTCTGCTTTATTTCACATGAGAAATACTTTAGAGGATGAGGATTTCATGAAGGCTTTATATATGTATTCTGCTCATCTTGCGTCATTGACGACTACCCTCGTTACAACTACCCTCTTGACAGAAAACGAAATGAATGAGATGATGGATACTATCAAAGAAATGGAATCCCTAGGAAAGGATATAACAAATGGAAACAACGACTAATGAAACCGTAGTGCCTGAACACTACAATCCAAATCAATTGGTAACCTATAAGGTTATTGATGAGAACGGCACATCATTCCCAACTAATAAGGTTGTGGATATTGAATGGGCACTTGAAAACTCTCGCTATTACCAACGAGTGGTTGACAATAATCTCAAACTTCATCGCCAGTTAGAAGGCGAACTAGAAGGCTGGTTAGATAATGATACCTCTGCAGCAGACATTGTCGCTGAGATTTGTCAAATCTTTGGATTCCTTCCTGAAAAAGAAATCCAGTTTGAAGCAACTGCAACAATCACAGGAACTGTAAGGGTTCCATACTCTGAACTTTCAACATTTGACATTGATGATGTTGATATCAATGTTTATGCTGATTCGTCTTCTCATGATGTTGATGTTGATATCGAAGTAGATAATATTTCTACCATAGACTAAATTTCTTGGCCTTCATGAAAGGGGCCAAGATCTGCAAGCAGCGCTCCTCTTTCATCCTTTCTTTCAGGAGACTGCAAGGGACCTGAGCACGTCCACGTAAACTGCTCCACTCGCTTTTAAAAAATGGTCGGCCCGTTTTGTCCTGATATGTCCGATTTACGAATTATGATCCCTTTCCCCCAATCCTGGATTTGCTTTTGTCAGACCAATATGCTAAACTTTAGATAACAAAACAGAAAGGAAATAAAAATGGCTCATGAATTAGAATCTGCTAATTCTTTTGCTTCGTTCCGTGAACCTGCTTGGCATGGTTTAGGAACAGTTTTTCAGGATGAAGTATCTACTGAAAAAATGTTGGAACTCGCCAATCTTGATGGTTGGAATGTTCGTCTTGAGGATGTCGTAATTCCAGACACTCTCTCATCTGATAAATCTTATCAATATGTTTTGCGTGATAATCCATTCACAGCAAATCAAGTTGATGTTCTTGGTGTTGTAGGTGAGCGTTATGTTCCACTACAAAACGAAGACCTATTCACTTTTGGTGATGCTATTCTTGATGGTGGAGGTCGTTGGGAAACCGCTGGCTCTCTCAAGGGTGGTCGTGTAGTATTTGGTTCTCTCGCTCTTGAGCGTGAAACAGTGCTAGACCCTAATGGTGTCGCTGATGTTGTCAAGACTTATCTTCTTGTCAATACATCACATGATGGCTCAGTTGCTATTCAAGCAAGTGTAACCCCCGTTCGTGTTGTATGCGCTAACACTCTTGCCGTTGCTCTAGGTAGCACACGCAAGAAAAATGGTGTCAAGCAATCATTCAAGATTCGCCACACACAATCTGCTGAAGGTAAAGTTCAACAGGCTCGTGAGGCTCTTGCCGTTGCTAATGCTTACATGGATGAATTCTCTCTAATGGCTAAGGCTATGATTGAGAAAGAAATTACAGCGCAACAATTCAATGACATTGTTCTCGCTGCGTATCCTAAGCCTGATAAAGATGCTAAACAGGCTCTCACCAAATGGACAAAGAAAGTTGATACCATCAACGACATCTACACAGGTGAATTCAATGGCATGATTGCTGGTTCTGCTTGGGGTGCTTGGAACGCACTAACCGAAAGAATCGATTGGTATCGTGGAGGTAAGCGTGGTCTTACTGAATCAATCCTAATGGGTTCAAGTGGTTTTGACCCTGCTATCACAGCAGAAAAAAATCGTTTGCTAAAAGTTGTAAATGATGTTTTAGCGGTTGCGTAAGTAATCGCAACTCCTGAGCAAGAGTATAAACTGCTCAAATTTTTTTTGCAAAAAGGGGCCGACCATAAATATCATAAAACTATTTCATTACGTAGCCGATCAAAAATCTCACAAAAATTTTTCATTACGTAGGACTTGCTTTTTCCCATGGATTTTGGTATGATTTATTTATGACCCTAAAAGTAGAAATATACGAAGTAAACTATGCCGTATCACCAGGAGGAGAAGATTGCTGGGAAGGCACGGTACATATCAAATTAGGACATACTGTTCATTATAGTGATGGTAGAACAGCAGGAGAAGTATTAGATAAAGTTATAAAAGATTATCCTGGTGTACCATTTGAAGTTGACGTAATTAGCCTTGAGGCATATAATAAGTTAGTAGAAAGGGAATAATATGTTAGGTTATACAGCAGATAATTTAAGAGATATGCAATATGCTATTGAAGAGGGTGTTTTCTATCTACCCCCGTCAAATCACGACGACACACGTTTAAATCTACAAAAGGCTTGGGACCTAATAGAAGGCTTATTGGTAGAAGGGCACGTACTATAATGGAAGACCTTTCTCAAAAATCTTATAGTTGGTCAGAGATGGCAGATCTAACACATGAGACACAGGTAGAAATATTTAATTTCTGCACATGCGAAGACCCTGACTATGAAAAACCTTATGCTGACTGCCCTTGACAATACTTTGACATTTTGCTAGAATTGCATTACGACCCAACAGAAAGGACCCCCAATGCCCAATTGGTGCTATAACTCTCTAACTATAGAGGGTAGCGAGGAACTTATTGCAGATGTAAAGCGCATTCTCAATAGGCCCTTCAAACAAACACACGATTCATGGAATGCCTCGTCAGGTAAAATGGAGTTGTCAGATACCATATATTCAAACCCTGTATTTGCATTTCATAATATCTACAATCATATACAGGACGGTGTTTCAGATGAGGAATACCTAAAGCAATCAGACTTTGCTAAATCTACCGCTGAGGTTTTGTCCTTTTCTGGTAATAACTGGTACGACTGGAACGTACGTAACTGGGGAACCAAATGGGATGTTGCTGTACGTGATAATGAAGAGTATCCTGAAACTGAACTAACTGACGAATCAGAGACACTTCTGATATACCGCTTCAACACTGCGTGGTCTCCACCAACAGAGGCTATAACTAAACTATCTTTGCAATACCCTGACCTTGACTTTGAACTATCTTTTGAAGAAGAGACAGGCTGGGGTGGCTTGCTCCAATTTGAGGCAGGCAACATAAATGAGATTGAATCATATGATAACAAATGTAGAGATTGCGATTCTATCAATACTATGTCATACTGTGAGAACGACTGTGGAGAAATCTGCAGTGAATGCAACTACCTTGGAGAAGCAGACATGGAATGTGTAGAAGAATGTGAGGTGCACCGTGAACTTGCAAACGCTGATTGAGTTTATCAAGATAACAATTATTAGTTTAGAACAAGACCTAGAAGGGCTAAATGAAGAAATGGAAGCATTAGACCCTGCCTCTAAGGATTTTACAGACTTAGATATTGAATATAACTTTATAAGTGGACAAGTGGCTGGTATGAGATATATACTTAGTCAAACAGAAAGGGAATAACAATGGAAGTATCACCAACAACTCTGGACCCATATCTGCAGCGACAGGTAGACCATGGCATTAGTGGCATTGATGTTATGCATGGGCACCTAAAAGTTCTAATGCTAGAAGCAGAGCAGCAACTAACAGAAGCGCAGCGGGTAGAGGAAGACAACGACTACTCAGACGCTATGGAATCCATGGAGCGTAAGTATTGGGAAGGCCAAGTCGACGCTTTGGGACATCTTTACAGTCTTACATATGACTTATCCTTTGCCATTGCAGCGAAGGAGGCAGCAGATGAAAACCTATAATGTAGATGTTATTCATGAGCCAACGGGCACATATATGAACTTTCATATCGAGTCAGATCTAAAGCAAGACGAGGTTTGGAATGAGATTCTATCTGATCTTTCAATCATAGCATTTGAGGAGGCATAATGGAGATATTGGCAATTTTAATTACCGTGCTGCTTTGTGCGGGAACATTTAACATGTTTTTTACTAACGATAAGAAATGGTAGGCCTAATGTACGAGCAATTGACACTGGACCTAGAATTTGATATCATTGAAATAAACCCTACTACAGAAAGGACCCACAATGGGAGCACGTTGTAACTTCGTATTTAAACAGTCAGAGGACCAGGCTGTGGCACTGTACAGCCACTGGGACGAGGACCATATGTATGAACTCCTGGCCGCTGCCCTGCAGCATGCAATGCCACGTATCCAGATGGGCGACATCCCGTATGCGACTAGAATGGCTATTAGTTATATCATCAAGGATAGTATCTTAGATGAGACTGGTTATGGCATTACAGCCATGGACCCATCAGACCAGGCCTTCTTAGACCATCCAATCACGATTGACTTTGTCGACGGTACCGTAGGCAGCGGTGAAGACTGGCATTCAATCCAAGACTATATTAATTACCATCTTGTGACGGCGGTCACTAAATAGGAGGGTTGGGTCCCCTCCGTGGGGCGCAGGTGATTTCCTTTCTTTCTACTTGCGCCCCCACATCTTTTTTGATACAATAAGGAGAACTATGGCTATACGCAGACACAGACTAACAGACGAGGAAAAGGTTGCTATGCGACTTGCTTCACTCGTTTCTGACTTGCGCCTTGACATTGAGCAGGTTGGCGAATATCTAGCAACTATCGCACCAACAGTATCGTATAATAGACTTATCACTATCGCAGAAAGCGCACAGTATCACAAAGAGGAGAAATATACAAATGAGCACCAATACAAACTTTTCTAATAAGTGTAGTATTTTGTCAGACCTATGGCTAAACTATAAAGATGACCCTGAGTTTGAAGATTTCATTGAGTATAATGATATAGGTTTATCTCTTGCGTTTTGTATAACTCATGACATTGTTGCCTCTACTGATACCGCAGCGGGATATATAAATGAGTCTTTTGATTTGCTACTCGAAGCACTTGGTGCTGAGGACACTGGTTATACAGGACTAGACGAACTATTAATTCGATTTGACAAATAGCCACGAAAGTGGTCGGTGTATTTTTCTGGGTATACAAACCATTACGATCCCAAACCATTTTTCCCAGAATTTTGGGATTACGATCCAAACCATATTTTTCCCAAACCATAATAAATGGTGTTATTATTAATATATGCCAAGACATTTCTATAGGATCAATTATCCAAAAGCAGCACATGATGATGATATAGGTTTGTCTAATGCCTTTGTAGCCTTTACTCATGCTATAGGTTTGAAGAGGTTCTTTTCCTTTACCCCGCCCGTTTTTGACAGGGACGCCTGGCGGGCCGAACACGGCGGGGATAAAAAAGATTACGATCCTACCACTAATCCCCCTATAAGTCAATAACAAACCATTGTTTTCTGGTTTTCAAACATTTTCAAACATTTTAAAACATTTTTCCTGGATATAAAAAGTATTACGAAATTATCAGAAATTTCCCAGACTTTTGGCAATTTTTCTGCATAAATATATTACGAAGATACTTGACAAACCATGGTTTTGCAGATATAATGCCCAAACCTTTATATCATGGTTTGACAGATATGGGGCATATATGGTATAAGGGTATATGGTTTGATGGTTTGGTATTACGATCCCGCCATAAAAAGCGCTCCATTCCCCACTATCCTCCACTTTACTCCACTTTAACCCCATCCAATAATATAATCAGTAAGATTTTTATTCTGATATAATTTATTAAATGATACAAATATATAAAAATGTTATAACAAAAGAAGAGTGTGACACCATAATATTTTTATCTAAATTAAATCAGGGTTACGAAAAACATGATCAAAGAAGCATAAGACGAACCAAAACCCCTTTACCAGACAAACTAACATCCATTAAAGATATTCTTATAAAATATGCAGATTTATACGCAAATGAGAATAATATATCTTACAGTTTAATGGAAGATATGCAGTTCATACAGTATGATAAAAACGACGGAATATTTAAAAGACATAATGACGGATCTTTTAGAAAAATCTCAGCATTGCTATATCTAAACAGCCTAGATCAAGGCGGAGAAACCATATTTTATACAAACCCTATTCAATCTATTAAACCAGAACCTGGACTGCTAGTATTATTTAATCCAGAAATAGATCATGAAGCCCTTATGCCTATATCAGATAACAAGCATATTGTGGTTACATGGTTTATATAAAATTCGACGGTATAGATTTAATTGCCCTATTGACCAAACCAATCAACCTTCTCTTGGTTATTTTCTTGGCATCAAATGTCTCCGTATATCCCCCATATGGCATATCCCCCTTATCCAGATAATGTCCATATCTCTCTCTTAGGGTTTGTAGTACTGTAGATTCGACTCTTTTACATACCCGCCGATCTTGAAAATACCAATATGCCACCAATTCCCATCCCTTGGTCCTATGCTGGCGAAACCTTCTACCTGTGATATCCCCCACACCTACCTTGATGGCATGATATTTTTTATGATAAATCACATACAGGATGGACATAAAGGTATTGTACAATGGTTTGTCATGTTATCTCACGAATCCCTAGTTCAAACAATATCCGATATTATTTATGATCATATAAAAGGTAAGCACAAGGATAAAATTGCCACACAACTAGCAGAGGAAATAATAGACGCATTAGAATTAGAAGAGCCTCCAAGTTGGTATATTCATGGCTAAACTGGAAGTAAGGGTTCTTTGTTATAAGTGTGGTGTTATATTTAATGTTATTTCAGATACCCCAAATCTTTTGCACCAATGCCCTAGATGCTATAATAAATAGATGCAAGATGAAAAGTGTTATTATTGTGACAATAAGGCAGAATTTAATCAACCTGAAAAAGAAACAGGCATAATAATTGGTGTTTGTTCTAAGCACTTCACTTACATTCACATAGGATAGGAGGAGACGTGGCAATCAGCACTAAGGAATGGTCTAAAGAAACCAAAAAGAACATACTTATTTCAGCAGTAGTAATTGTTGTAGCATTTATATTCTTTTCACTAATCTAGTGGTGATATTAGAATCTTAAACCATGTTGACCGTTTAGGTCATAAAGGGGTTTAGTATTTCTATTTTCCGCCGAACTTTAAAAATGAATGAAATAACTATAATAACCTACCCAAGATCTGGAAAGCATTGGATAAATTGGAACCTGGATAAAACCATAAAAGATTTAAAAATAAATTACGGACATCTATGGCATGACGTTTTTGATCCAGAATATTTAAATTCATTGACCAAACCAATAGTTACAATTGTAAGAAATCCATACGATTGTTTAAGGTCTATAGTTGCTATGGAATTTTTAGGAACTTTGGATAAAAGAGTTAAAGACTACGTAGATCACTATGAGTTTTTTCTTAACAAGGCAGAAATGTTTTTTAAATATGAAGATATTAATAATATAGAAGAAATATCAAATCTTTTAGTTAAAAAATTTGGTGGCAGTAGATTTTTGACAACATCGCAATATGGTGGATATGAAGAGTATAAGGCTTGGCACTTAGAGACTCAACATCCTAGAAAATTTGTTACCTCTACAAATCAAACTGATTATATTGAGGCTACAAGAATAGTAGATTATTTTATTAAAAATAACATTGAGGTATATGATAAATTAGAATCTTTGTACAAGCAGGCATTGTCAAAATGTGAGGTGCTATAATTAATATGAAGGAGGAAAACATGAATTTTCCACAAGGACAAGCATACCTAACAGAATGGTATCAAAACGAACAAGGTCAAACAGTTAGAGATTTCGTATGGAGAGATTTTGATAACTGGCTATGGACTGTAAAGCAGTATGGAGAAAATGGTGTAGTTACAAATAATGTTGTTCATCAAGTAAATAGAAATACTGGTGAAGTAAACAAGATGGACGTAACAAACCTATGCACTCGTGGTCTTGCTGCATCTTCTAATGTAACAAAAATTGATCTATACAAAGAATTACAATTAACACACGTATCGGCCTAAATGTCTGGTAAATTAATTGTAGGGTCTATGCCTATTGGCAATATGGACGATATTAGTGTTAGAATGATTGATGCTTTCAAAAATTCTACACTAATATTGTCTGACACCCCGACTGATTATTTAGAAAATATTTTAAGTAAATATAATATAGATAAGCC